CTAATTTGTGATAAGCGCAATATTTGCTCATCCAATCTAGTTTAGTGGCATCTTTGATACCTGTAGCAGATTCGATAACTGGAGACCAGGTTGCTTTAACTTCGGCTTCGTTAATCATTTCTAACATGACTTGAATTATTTTTTTCTTTATTGTTTATTTATCTTCTTATTTGCGGAATTTCTTCGCTAATTCTGCACCAAACCAGTCCATATAGTCAGATTTTATTCCATAACCATTAACCTCTTCAGGTTTAACTGAGCTTGCGTTTGCACTTTCATCAATTCTCTGTACAGAAACGTTAGATTCTCTAAAGTCTCTTGTAGACCAGAAGTTATTGATTTGATATTCAGATTTAAGTGAATATCCACATGCTTCTGCAACAATTTGGCTTTTCTTAGCTTGAGAAGAATTTTCCCAAGAAGAACGATATTCATCCGGCATATTTTGAATAAACAGTGGTGTACTGTTCACCGGAATTATCACTGATTCCATGATAGCTTTAACATCTGCTGATGAAGTATAAGTGTGTTTTTTTGCTTTTGAAATGATTTTTGCTTGTACATTCTCATTTAATGCAAAATACTTATTCTTCTCGTTAGAGTCTAAGAATCGTAGAAAGTGTAGATCTCCGTTTAAGTCTGCTGTTTGCTTCTGAGCAGATTCAATTAACATATCTAATTTTGCAGCGATTTCGTTTTTATATGAAGAGTTGTCTAGAGATTCTTTAATTTCTTTTTCTTCTCCGACTACGGCTTCACCTTCTTCACGTGAGTGTTCCTCTGGTTCACCCATTTTATTAATAGCTTTTTCTATTTCTTTAGAACGATCTTCTTCATTAATAGCAGCTAAACTTTGTTTAATTCTTTTTACATTTTCTGCAGTATAATCACCGTATTGACCAACAGTTTCAATGTTTTCTTTAAGATATTCAGTATAATCAGCTAACTGATTCATACCTTCAGAAAGATGGTCACCGTATTGAGCAATATTGTCTACATGTTCTGAAAGATAATTATTGTATTCTAATATATCATTTGTCTTTTTAGCAACATCTTCTATATACTGAATACCATAATCGCTTTGTTCTGCAACGTGGTCAACATATCCTTTAAGAGTTTTAACGTTTTCAACAATATGATTGTTGTGTTCCATTAAACCGTTTACGTTATCGATTACACCATTCATGTTTTCACCTACATATGTAAGATATGAAAACATTTCATTCATTCTGTTTCTTAGTTTTTCAATGTATTCTTCTAGTAGAGGATTAACACCTGCTTCTTCTTTAATAGACTTAATAGTATTAAGGTCCGTCTTAATAGAATTAAGTTGTTCCGCAATATGTTTAGAATACGTATTAAAGTCGTCAATTTTTACTAAACCATCCATGTTATTTGATGAATTATTTTCATTTGTCATAGAATATCTATCGTGAGACAAATTGTTATTTATACCAGGTATTGGACCGTCTACTTCATATATTGATATAGAATCGTCATTGGAAAAACCATACGATTCATTTACTCTATTAAGTTGTGCATTTTCAAAACCAGGGTCTGCAACTAAATCGTAAGTAAAAAGTTTTTTGATTTTTACTGAACCGTTAGCCTCAACAACACCTGCTGCTCTACTTGATATATGTAAAGGTATACCGTCGTCAACTAGCGCTCTTGCTTGTCTTCCTGCATCTGTGTTTAACAGTCTGATTTTTCCTCTTACTTGTCTGTTTTCTTTATCGTATGTAATTTCTTCGATAACATGTGAAACATTCTTAAGGGAAATATCAAAGTTCTGTGGGTGATCGAGTTCACCCATTAGTTTAGAACTCTTTATTTTAGCCTGAAGAGATTCTACTTGAGGTAAGTATTCGCTTTCATCGTATACTCTACCATTTTTATTCTTTACGCCCATCTCACCAAAGATACCTTCAAGCACATATGAGCCTTCAGCATCTTTTTTAAATGATAAAATTTCTGATGAACGTTCAAGAATTAATAAATTCTTATTTGACATTTCTAGATATAATTTTTTGGTCTATTTTTTTATATATCATATAATTCTGGTAAAAATTAGAAGCCCAAATCTATTTCACTTCCTTCTGGACCTTCTTCTTCTTCGCCTGATTTTTTCTTTTCCTTTTTCTCTTTGTCCTTATAGTTTTGTACTTTCTCTTTAAATGCAGGATCTAAGTGCATATATTCATCTATAAGTAATTCTAATGGGAAATAAGGTATATCATTCATATCAGCATCTTGTTCAACTAGGCTGTCTTTTACAGACGATATGAAGTCAACTCTTTTCTGAATTATTTCCATGTTTTTCAATTCTGCAAACATATTGTCAGCTTGGAATCTAAGAGCTATTTGATTTTTAAAATTTATATCATGCTTTAATTCAGGATGTTTAAGCATCATTTGTAAATATAAAGGTTTAATTAAAAGTTCTTGAAAACTTGAACGAAGTCTATTTACGAATTTTTCAAATTTAATTTCTTCTCTAATTAATCCTTCTGCAGACATCTCATATGTTGCAGGACTATCTTTATCAAATCTACTAAAAGGTATTTTTGATGCCATTTTAAGTTTATCCGCAAAATATTTTAAAGCATCAGTGTCGCTTAAGTCTGGTCCATCATTTGAAACGGTTTCAATTTCGGGTTGTTCACCTTCTTTAGAAGGCATCCAATATTCTTTATTAAAGGCCATCATCGGTTTACCGTCAACTGCAAGGTTACCTGATTCAAAATCAAAATCTACAACCTCTCTATAGTTATTCATTAACTGAGCAAGTGATTGTTTTGCTCTTGTTTTAGATTTACCTCCTACTGGAATTATAAACTTCATACGATATGATGAATTCATTACAGCCCAAATTACTCTGGTTGTTTCCATGATTCTCATTAAGTTAAATGCTCTAATCAACCTTTCAGTATATGATACTCTTGATGCCGTACTAATAGAACCGTATGAAATGTATATAATTTGAGAATCAAAGAATTTTCTTTCTTTAGCAGGATTATCTTTATATTGATACCAGATTCTTTTGTTTGTCTTTTTATCAATTGCAGGTATTAAACTTATAGGGTCAAGTTCTTTAAAACCTATAATTTCTTTTTGGTCGTCACTATAAATTATCTCAAATGAAAGATAACCATCGATTAACCATTTTCTAAAGTAATACCAACCCGATTGGTCTTGTGTAAAACCGAAATAATTATATATTTGGTTAAAATACTTATTTAGGTTCTTTAATACTTTTTCGTCAATTTCACCTCCTCCTATTGTATCTGGATAACAAAAGAAGTTTTTGGTGTCGTATACTATTGCCTCATCACACATTGTGTCTAAGATTTCTTCAACCTCATCTTGCATTGCAAAGTTTCTTAACTCTTCTCTTTTTCTGACGTATGATTGGTCAAAGAAACTTATTGACTTTCTCATTGTAGTATCAGCCATTGAAAGAGCTGCAAACGGGTACCAATAGTCTTCATTATCATACCCCAATGGATTCATCTGGCCGTAACCTATTCTGTCCTCCATGACACCAATACCTTGTGAATTACGAAGAATCATATCATCGTACTTCATTCCAAAGCTACTTAACTCTTGTAGAGCTTTTCCTATTGAAATTCTTCTTTGTCCTAATGGACCAAATCTATCTAAAAAACCTGGCATATTCTATTTTTATATCTTCTTGTTATATATCATTATTAAATCTGTGCGCCGGAAATATCTCCGCCGCTTATGTTACCTATTTCTAATGTGGCAACTCTTTTCCATTCTTGGTAACCGAATACATATGTGCTTGTTCTTCTATTTGAAATATATCTTCTGAATGCATTCATGTAACCAGATGATTCTAGAAATCTTTTTATATTTTCGTAATACATTGCTTTAATCTCATTTTGAGAAACAGCATCATTTCCACTTAGTCTTACAGCTCTGTCAATTTTCTTTTTATATTGTGTATAAACTCTATCGAGAAAATCAAGTCGTTTAGAAGAGCTAAGTAGGTTTAAGTTTATACCTACATCATAGCCATCTATTCTGCCTAGACTTAATACGACAGGTGTCCTATCCCAGATTTTATCATCCCTTACTGGATTTGCATAAGTGAATGAATATATTTTACCTGGTTTAAAAACCTCATTTGTTCTAGAAACACTAGAATCACCCGTACCTGACTTTGAAGATTTATACCATTTATTAGAATCCTGTTGTTGAGGACCTTTACCTCTCATTTCTCTCTGAAATGCTGATATTTCGTCTTTAAGAGCTCCCATTATTTTATGCTATCTTCTGTTAGTATTATATATTTCATTCCTCTTGATTCTGCATATGCCTTTGCTGCTCTAGCTTTAGATAAATTTTTAATATACGTTTCAACCGCATATTTATAATTCTTAATTGCTTGTTCTGTTTTTCGCTTAGGCTCTTTAGGGATTTTAACTTGTGATTTGGGTTTAATTTCAACTAAAAATTCTTTGATTGTATCTACTGAAGTTCTAACTTTAATCCAAAAATCAGGGTAGTAACTGTGTATCTTTCCTGTAAGTTTATTAAAATATTGTATAGAAAAAGGCTCTGAACTCCATGCAATTATATCATCATTTGTATCGCAGTACATACAATACTTTTTTTCCCAGCTAGACCTGCATATGATTGGACCTGGTCCAACATATTTATTTTCATTTAAAGGTGAAAATTTTCCACCTTTATATTTAGAATCAGGTTTAACTTTTTTAATTGACATTAATAGTAATTAGATGATATTGAGTATATGCCGCTTTCGCCGTCTTCATCACTACTTGAACCACCGTCTAGGCTTATTGTACCTGCGTATTTCTTAGGATATAATTTATTCCAACCTTTGGCAAAACCTCTTTTTGAAATTTCAGTATAATATGCGAAAGCATTTTTATATTTAGGATTATAACTTTTCCAGTACTTTAGTAAGTCAAGTCTCGCTTGTTGTATACAATCTTCTTTGTCTTCTATTCTTGTATATGTTAATTTGTTATTTGCTCTTTCTGCTAATAACATTAACATATCCTGTGCAGTACGTGTCAGTTCACCTTGTTCCTGTGATTTTACAATTTCGTCATGTAAATCACCATTGTTTAGATAACCTTTTTTTCTTGCCATTATTTACTTTTTTTATAAGATGGTTTTATATCCTTAAGGTTGAAATTGTTTCTATACCCTAAGAAACGGGGCTTACGGGCCCCGTATTCTTTATGTGAATATTAATTAAGCTCATTTAGAGCTGTTTGCCATTTTTCAATTTCTGAAACAAGTAATCTATCCGCTTCTTCTAAAACT